TCAAAATCCGGCTCTCCCTTAATCATTTTCAGCGGCTGCTCAATGCTCGGCTTGTACTGTTTCAGCTCCGTTGTCGGCGATTCGTCGGCGATGTAATCCACGTCCTCCGTCTCCGCGTCCATGGCGATTGTAAGCTCCGTGGATTTTTTAATCCTTGTCCATGCCGGCTCTGTTGCGCCTTTTCCGGCAGTGTTTAAAAATAGCCCGATCAGGTGTTTTTTGATCATTATTTTAATCCCCTTTCATGTATGTGATGGATATTGCCAGCTGGTAGACTGCATCCTCGTCTGTGCGCTCCATCATGTAAGCTGTGTTTGTAATGCCAACGCCAAATACCCGGTATCCGATTTCCGGGTAATTTTCTTCGCATTCCTGGGCTTCTACCCACTTTTCGATCTGCTCCAGGTATTCATCGCTTGATATCCGCTCCGCCTCAAGCTGCGCAGGGCGTTTAAAAAGCAGGTAATATACGTCTGTTATGATCTTAGTGCCGTCAACCAGCGGCTCAACCGTGCCTGACGGCTGCTTGTATATCCCCAGAGCCATCATTTCCGGCGGGAGCAGGTTGACATCGATGTATTCCGGGTCATCAACCAGGTCGCAGCTTTTAACCCAGCCCAGAATCCCGGTTATGATTGACATATAGCCTCCTTATCTCGGCCTTGCGCCAGACAGCCTGATCACGCCCTTGAGTATGGCGTACCTGCCGCCCTCATTGAGCATGCGCTCAAACCAGTAATTCCCGCGGCGTGGCGCACCCTGGAATTTTGCTGGCTCATAATGCCAGCGGCGGGCATAGGGCGTGTCATACGCCACCTCGCCCGATCCTTTGTCGGTATACTTAGTGCCTGATCTGTTGAGCGTGCCGCTCTCCCATGGCACATAAGGCGCGCACCTTTTCAGCACTTCGCTGTCAATGAATTTCTGCACCTTCCCGCCCGGTTCAAGTCCCCTCGACTGCAAGGCTTTGTTTTGGTCGATTTCGATTTGCTTGAGCTTTATTTTCATCTTGCCGACACCTGCCAATGCTTTAAAAGCGGGCGCAGGGTGTTGTCCTGTGCCGCATAAATTGTCGCCGCCGCATAGTCCTTGCGCAAATTAGTGATTGCATAATTTTCCGATATCTCTTCCGGGCAATCGCCAAGCACAACAACATCAAGGTTGTCAAGCCCAAACGTAAATCCTTCGCCCGCATACTCTTTGGGCGGCATATACCCGTCCCGATACGGCACCGTTATGCCTATCTCCGGCACAACGTGGATTTTGCCGTCGGAATCAACGGTTTTTGTCGTTTTTTCCGTCCACTGCACGCCTTCAAGCACCGTTTTAAACCACTGCTTTTGGTGGTGGTTATAAAGCGTTACAGCATCGCCAAACAGCATACTACTCATTGCAATCCCCCCTCATGCGCCCACATTGACAGCAGATCGGGCGGGACATATAGCTGCGCGATCTCATGCAGGGCGGCAGCCTCGGAGGTGTCAGCCCGCTCGCCCTGCGAAAACGTCACAGAATATCCCGCATTGCTCACGGACTGTACATTTTTGCCGTCCACTTTTGCTGCCTCCCGTGCCTGGAGCATCTCGCACATTGCGCAGCAGGCATATTGCACCCCTTCCGGCGCTGGGTCTGTCATGCGTCCGTATGTGATGCGGTCAATATATGCACTTGCACGGATTGACCACTTTGTAAACGCACGTTCGTCCATTGTCCCGCCATATACATCGGCATAATATCCGTAGTCAGCATATGTTTTCATGGCTATGCCTCTTTTTCCAGCAGGGAAGCAAGTTCCGCTTTGTTCATCCGCTCATTGGCTTCAACGCCCTTTTCTTTCAGCCGCTCAATGATTTCAGTTTTAGTCAGATCGGCAATGTCCTTTCTGGCTCCAGTTTCAGTCAAATCGGTGGTGTCCGTTCTGACCGTAAGCCCTACTAATCTTCCCATATTTGCCTCCTACGCTTTGTGGTGCAGGTATACGCCTGCGGCCTTGTTCTCATACACGTCAACCAGCCCGTACTTCCTGTATTTCTGGATGTAGCCGTCGGAGTGCTGGTTGGCTTCCGGCGTGATGATGTCAGACGCAATGTGCTTGTTGTGCTTGAGGATGGCCGGCTTGTGGATGATCATGAAGTTGATGTCCTTTCCGTCTGCTGCCTTCGCGTAATGCCCTGCGCTCTCGTCTTTTCCGCCGCTTGTGCCGGAATTGTCCTTTCCGTTTAGCAGCTCGATTTTCGTGTAAAACCTTGTCTGCGGTACTTTAATGATTTGTGCAAACCCGTCTAGCAGCTCCCTTGACTTGGTCGTGTCCATCGCCTTGATGCTGGACAGGTTGGTCGGCGTGATGAAGAGATAACGGCTTTCGCCCGGCACTTCGTCTTCATCCATCTTGTCAATCCCGGCTTTGACTGCTGCCATTACCGCCGCGCCGTCCGCCAGTGTCGCGCCTGCCGCAACGGTCGAAATTCCGGTCGTGCCTGCAATTTGCGCGAACGTGAACGCATCCCCTTCCGGGGCAACCTTTGTGCGCACAAACTCGGAAGCGAGCCGCCCGAAAGCAAGCTGCACCGTCTCCTCGTTGTCCTGTGAATCGACCTCAAACATCCTGCCCCGGTCATAATTGAATTTGACCGTTTCCCATGCAAGCGTTACATCGCCCTTGACGTATCCGCTGTTCCTGTCGTAGTCAGCCAGGCCATCCATGGACAGCTTCGGGATCAGGATCTCGTTTGCGTTTGCCCCCGCCCTCGCCGTTGCGGGGTCGCTGTCAAGCACTGACGTGGTTGCTGCATTTTTGTACACCTCATCCAGCAGAGAGATATAGTTTTTTGCTAGTGTCATTGTGTTTGCCATTGTTTATCTTCCTCCTTATTTTTCGTCGGGCAAGCCCATTGCCGCCCGAAGTGCAGACGCCCCGCCGTCATCCCTGCCGCCGCCTGTTGCGCCGGTCGGATTCCGGATTGGCTCATCGCTTTTAAATAAATAATCATTGTCCTTTTTGACCTCGTCCAAAGCGGCTTTGATATCGTCTTTCTGGTTCTTGCTTTCCTTCAGCGCGTCGATATCCAGCATCGCCATGACAGCCTTTTCGTTCCTTCCGCCGGAAGCTGCGATCGCCTCCTTGACGGTTTCGCGGAAAATCCGGTCAGCTTTTTCGGCTTCATGTTCCTCGTCTTTTTTCTTGAGGCCTTCTTTAAGCCGGTCGATCGTTTCCTGCATTTTTTCAGGGTCGGCGTCCTTGAATTTTTCAAGTTCCCCTTTTGCCGTCTCAAGCTGCCCTTTGTAGTTTTCCCTGTCCGCCTCAGCCATTTTTGTCTTTGCCTGCTCCGCCTGGAGCTCCTTCTTGTGCTCCATCATTACCTTTTCGATGGCCTCACTCCCGATTTCAAGCCCTTCTAAAAATTCTCTTTTCATGTTTCCCTTTCTCCCGCTACGCTTTTTTACCGAAGGTTGCGTTCCTTCGTGCGGGTACTGCGATACCGCCCGCAGCCGACGAATTTTTGTATACAAAAAGACCAGCCGTTTTGGCTGGTCTCTGTATCCTATTTTAAATTTCTGCCTATTCTACGGTAACGACTACGGGGTCATACCTGTAATGCGCGCCGCAGTGGTTACATTCAAAGCAATACTCCTCTTCAATCGGCTTATTGCCCATTGGTTTTATGCTCCCTTTTCCGCAAACCTTGCATTTTATTTGTTCCCCGCCATGCAAGCGCTCAAATAAATCAATATTTTGTAAAATGCTTTCCATTCCGATATCCTCCCTTTTTCCAGCTTAGTCCGCCGTAGTGGTCTTTTGCAAGCTGCACCACGTACCGCAATTCTGCAACCGTGAGCTTGTTCCGCCCCTCGATGTGCATTTTCTCCTTGGCAAAACATACGGCTTCTGCCCACTGGCAATTTCCGATATCATAATAAAAATGCGTCATTTCGTGAATCACTGTCTGGGCTGCCACCCTCTCATTTGCTATATTGTCCAAATAAATTTTTATAATATTGCCCTGCTGTTCCCCTCGTTCCCCATCTGGAGGCTTAACTCCTTGCAATGCCTGTATTATGACATTAGATGATTCAATCTGTTCAAGGGTTTCTCTGCCAATGCGGCTTTTTAACATTTCGTTTTTTATGTTTTTAATCGATATGTCCGTCTTTGACGATAGAGTTTTTACATTGATTGACTGAAATACCCCTGTGCCTTTTGCTTTATTTATTATACCACTTCTGCCGGTATTTGCAATAATCATCGGCCTCCTGCCTGGAGCAATCCTGCCAAGCCCGTCAATATATACCCTTTCCATGTGCGGCTTCAATTTCATTGCATCGGAAAACTGCTTATATTCCGCAAGCTGCCCCTGGTATCTGGCTTTTGCGATCACGATATCTTCCCTGGCAGCTCCGCCAGCCTCAAGCCCCCTTACCTTCTGCCGCTGCGCCCGCATGGATGCCTCCATCTGCCGCTGTTTCTGGCGGGCTTCATAGGCTGTATAACCCTTGCCTCTGTATGCTCTTGGCGTGTCTTCCAGCCTGTTCTGTGCTGCAAGCCACTGATCGGTGTACATACGCTCTGAAATCCCCGGAAGAAACGGGTAATAATCGTGATAACAATTAGCACCTTTCAGCCCCGTCACAGTTCCAAGGCCGCAAACCGATACAAGCTCGTCCTTGCTCCAGACTTTCCCTTGCCATGCCCTGTGGGAGGGTCTCGCCCCCTCATGCCAGTCGATCTCAAAGTACTCCGTCCCCAGCTCCTCCGCATCCATTTCGGCAATTTTACCGGTTATCTGCGATAGTCCAGTCATAACCGCACGCCGCACGGCCACGGGAAGCCTGCTTGAATGCCCACTTGCATAATCTATCGTGCGTATCCCGCTCTTTGCAAGCGTGTTGACCGTCCGTTTTAGGACAGAATTATAATCAAAAGCCCCGGAAGCGATATCATATACCGCCGCATCAAGCGTCTTCTGGCAGTAGCTAGCAAGCGGCAAAAAAGTAAGCTGCCCGCCGATGTTATCCACAACGCCGAGCGTACCCGTGAGGTTTTCCATGGTCTTTTCTGTCTGGTTTTTTACCGCCGAAAGCCACCGTTGCAGGCCATGATTGTCTTTATATGGGATAAATTTATCATTTATTTGCTCATACAGATCTTTGTTCCTGACATATTCCTGCTGTATCACCCTGTCATACAGTTCAAACATCTCCGGGCATGTGGCGTTCAGCGCTTTTTTGATCGCATCCTCAATTTCCGCCGACGAATACCCCAGGGCAGCGAGCCGCCCGATCTGCCAGTCTGCCGTTGACGTTATGTCGCCCGTCTTCTTGATTCTGCGGACGATGTCGGCTATTATCCTGTTTTCAAGGTCGTAAAAATTGCGCTCTATTGACTGCACATAATCGTCCCTGTAACTCATGCGCTACCTCACATCGAGCGTATCCATGACGGGGTCTGCCTGCTCCGGCAAATTAGCCTTTGCAGTCTCCAGATCCTCGCCGTACCATTTCGCCCGGTACTCCTCCGGCCGCTGTATCCCCATGGACACGTCCTGCCTGTCCTGGCTGCGCTCTGCCTCCTCGTCCATGAGGATGGAATCGCGGAATGTGCAAGATAATGTATAGTCCGTGGTGTACATTTCGTTATAAAATGCGATCGCGTCCACAAGCTCCCCAAGGCACGTCTTTAAGTTATCCTGGATTGCCGACACCCTGTTGTATTTGCGCTGTTTTGAGGCGCGTATCTCTGTTGCGGTCTTGTCAACGCTCTGCGGGTTGGACAGGTCGCCATAAGCCAGCCCGACGGCAAACTCTATCTGCCTGTAATAGCTTTCAAGCCCCCTTAAATACGCATCGTCCCGCATCCCCGGCGAATACTCACGGAACATCTCCTCTTTGTTCATGTCGAGGTTAAGCCCCCGGTATAATCTCTTATTGAGGTGCGGAAGCCCGACGCCTCCCGTAGCCCTGTCGTGCTTGAGCGCCCGCTCGTCCACGTGGATTGCCCGCTCACCGGATTCATACTCCCAGTCGCACCGTGCTCCCTGCACGTCTGCCTTTTGTATCTGTGCGGCCGCCTCACCGGAATATATGGACACCCCGCAGGCCGTGCCGTCAACCCTGTTTTTATTCGGGTTTTTATAGTATGCCAAATCCATCTTGTCCATTCCCGGGTATGTAATTTCAGCGGGATACTCCGCCCAGTCCCCAATATCAGCAAGCGGTACCTGCACGCCCAGCTTGCCCGGCATGGTGCTGTAGTACGCCTTGTTTTCTATCCTCAGGCCGCCGCTTGTCAGCTGGTGCCTTTCCGCCCGGGAGTAATATGCGCTGTCAGATTTTTTCTTGCGCTCGATCAGCACGCAGTCAATGAGCTTGCCTGCCTTAAATTTTACCGGCACGAAGCCCGTTGCCGTCACATACTCAACAGTGCCTCCGAGCATTGGCTTGATAATCATGGAGCCAAGGGCAATGCCCTCCTGCAAATTTTCATTAAGACCGCTTAGTGCGCTCTGGAATAATTCGTCAAGCCGCCCATTATCAACCTTGGCGTCCATCTCATTGATGGCGATGTCTGCAAACTCCCTGCAAATCCCCGCCTCAATGCCAAGTGATGGCGCTTGGTTGTTCCACGGTGCTTGTCCTCGCAGCATATCATCCCACAGCTCGATCGCCTCTATCATTTTTTTGGTCAGTTCCGTGTCTGTGCCAACCATTTTTTTAATATCCGCCTTGGAAAACATGCCCATTGCACTCCTCCACAACAATTTTATTTTACCGAACATGCCCATTACCCCAATAGATATCTGATATCACGCTCTATCGTGTACTCAAACGCATCCAGGCTGTCTATGTCGCTTGAGCCATCATCGACACGCTCATCAGTCCTGCTGTCCCATGCCGCGTCTTGCAGTGCCTTGGACAGGCTCTCGCAATCGCCAGTAATAAAAAACCGCCCAGCCCCCATGAGCCTGACGGTACAGTTGATCCTGTCTTTTATCCGCAGTTTTTTTGCCGGCCTTACGATAATATGCGGAAAGCTGTCGTCTACTGCATTGCGTATCGTATTGCCAAGCACAGTCTCTGCATTGTCCCAGTACAGCTCGTTAACATTGCCATACGATTTTTGTACCTTGTCAATAAACTTGCACACAAACCTGTCAAGCACGCTGCTGTCGATCAGGTCAGCGTGATCCCTCTGCATTATGCGCTCTGACATTAGCGGGATAACTGTGCCATGCCCGCAAAACCCGGTAGCCACAAAGGCGTGTCCGGATTGATTGCCGCCGAAGTCCACGCCGGCAACAATTTTGCTGATCTCATCCTTTCGCGGCTTGCGGACAAAGGCGTCAGGGTTATCGGCAAATTTGCGGTATATTGCCCCCTCTGCACGCTTCCACAGACCCAGGATAAAACGGTCATAAAATATTGTCCCCTCGTACTCTCCGCATAGATTTTGCACAAAGCCATCGTCAAGATACGTGTTATCAAATATCGTGTATCTCTGCAAATAAATATCAGCATCGGAATCAATAAACTCCTTGAGCCAGTGCGTGGGTGCTTCCGGATTGCACGAGCCGTCAAAGCAGCTGTAAGGCTTGTCAAGACGCGATTTAAGCATATTGAAAACGTCCTTGTTCCATTTTGCGATCTCGTCCCCATATGCATACTTAATGCTGGAGCCTTGTATCTTGGCTACCTGGGACACCTTTTCCGCGCCTAAGCAATATACATCCTCGCCACATACCCTAGCAATGTTGCGGCTGTTGATTGTGCCGACCAGGCTGTCCGTGTATATCTCCCGCATGGGCTGCAATACATTACGCTCAATGGTGTCTCTGGACACTCCAAGTATAACGTTTAGCCCCTCTTTTTTGGCTCTCGTCCTTATCCTGTCCGGGATGACGAACGCGGTATCGACGTATGACTTGCCGGAACGCACCGCGCCGCTCTTGATGTTCCATCCCCGGGTAGCC